CAGAGGTGACAACAACTTGTCCCGTCTGAAGATTGACCTGATTACCGGTAACTTCAATGTTAGAATCAGCAACAACAGTAGCGGTTCCTATTTGAACATTTAATTCACTACCGGTTGGTAAAACATTCGCTTGACCGACAATATTAACCGTGCCGGTTTGGACACTGGCTTGACTGCCGGTAACTTGAATGACAGCATTGGCAACAACGGTTGCGTCACCAATGAGAACATTTAACTGACTTCCAGTAACTTGTACTTTCGCATCCGCGCGAACAACAACATTACCTGTTTGTAGGTCGAGCTGACTTCCTGTTGCAAAAACAGGAACAGGACTACCCCAAGCGCCTTGGTTCCACGCGCCTCGGCCCCAACCTGTTAAGTAGTCAGTCACTTAAAGAAACTTTCTTTAAGCGATTCTAACTATAGCGTTGGATGAATCAGCTGTGGGGAATTCTATAGTAAAGTCACCGTTGGTAGATGTTTGATCGCCGCCGAAATCTAAAACAACAATTGCCTTGTCGGATTGTGTTGAATTATAAATCAAAGCAGCGGATGCAGTAAGTGTCGCCGAACTGAAAGTTACATTGCTAAAATTCACTACTGCAACAGTACCACTGAGGGTGAGGGTTGTGCTGGTTAATGTAGTACCACCCGCAGAATAACCTGTTCCAGAAACTTCGTTTGTTACTATATAATTAGTTGTTCCCGCAGCAGAAAAACCTGATGTGGTGCTATATAAAGCTAGCTTAAACGCATTGCCGGTACTTGGTGTAAAATCATGGGTACCAGACAATAACTCCTGTTTAAAGCTATTTGGTACGATATTGGCCATTTATTTATCTCCTTATAGTTTATGGGTTGCTTGTCTGTAATGGTACACGAATGACTCCACTCGTATACTCGTCTCTTCTTCTTCGACCTGTTTGTTCCACACCAAAAGACTGCAATGCCGATTGGTAAGCTTGTTCGTAAACTTGTACCATATCTCCCGGACCTTTCAACATTTTATATGTCTCGGATAAACTACCGTACAGTAACAAGTCAGAAGCGTTATTAGATACATAATTGGTTGCGGAATCACTGCTGGTAATTGTTGCCGGTTGAGCATAATACGCAATGGTAATCGCAAATGTATCACTAGGGGTAGGCGCCACAACCCAAGTATCCTCATCCCAGTTGGCATAATACTTAGGAGTGCCATAACTAGAACCAGGGGTGGGGTCATATTCGGCCATAAAACTGGTATCTTTTTGTTCTAAAAAGGTTTGGTTGCCGGAACTATCGGTGATTTGAACGTAGCGAATATTTCGCAAACCTGTTGGAACCGAAACATATCGCTGTCCCACGACCATATTTGAAGTGGCATATTGACGATAAGCATCAATTTGCGCTTCTCGAAAGATTCTATTTTCCACCTGTTCGACAATTGTTTTTAAGATAGCATCGGATAATACGTTGCTATCGACTTCCGTATAATTACGGATTGCTGTTTTTAATTCGCCATAATTCATTAGGGTGTTAGGTTAACCGGTCCTGCCGATATACTGCCTCCTCCTGTTCTTCCGTCCGCGGTTCCCGTATCGCTGACAACATTAAATGTATAATTATCTGCATCGGTCACTGTAATCGTATATCCCACCGCGCGATTGATATTATCTGCTTGAATTCCAAAGTTTCCTTCACCGTCACGAAAACGAACGACATCGCCGGAACTACGTCCGTGGGCTTCTTCAAAGACAGCAATGGTCGATGAGCCGGTGGTCACGGTTAACGGATTCAAATTTAAAATTCTCGCGACAGCCGGTTCGGTTCTCGCGGGCCGTGCATTTTGTAATCCTTGAGGGTCTGCTCCTTGTGCTTTGCGCTCGAGTTGAGGATGTTTCTTTTCATACTCAGAACGATGAACAAAAGAACCATTCCATTCTTTGAGCATTTCTCGATATGGAAATGCTTGACCGCTTCGGTCTGAAATTGCTTGAGCGTATCTTCCTTTTGCAAATGTACTCATTTAGGTTCCTGGGAAATATGTTCTAGGTGATAAGAAGACCGAGGTTCGCTGACCGTTTTCATTTAATGCTCTGGTCATCTCATCATCATAAATCATTTTTAAATTAGCTGTCATTTGGTGATTAATTTTCATACTTAAATAATATGCTAGACCTGATATCATACAAGGTAAGAAAGTATAATAAACATCAGCTGTATTAGTATAAGCACCAACGTCTTGAATCTTTTTAATATAATAATATTCCAATTGATAACTGGAACCGGAATGTAAAGAATCCGGTGTTTGATATAAATAAACAACAGGATTATTTTGTCTATCAACATAATATTGAGAAGGAACACCTTGTGATAATTTGTTAGGAATTGCTGCATAAGTAGAACGGTCAATCTTACTGAGTGTTTGATCTACAGGTGCCGCAGGTGTTGAGTTATTGCGATAATACGCTTCTAACACATCACTACAATCAGAAGGGGTTGTATATTCGGCTTGTCCTTGAACTAAAGTATCTGTTTGTAAAGCTACTTTCCAAAGATGAACGCCTCTATTCCCCCATTCTGAAAATAGGATGTTGAGAGAACGACGAGCGCTTTTGATATCATATCCCGAACGGGAGCTATTAATCATACAACGCTCGTACGCCTCTTCAATTATATCATCGATTTCTAAATCGAAAGATGTGGTTCCTGATGTTGCCATTACTTATCGATAAATAAGGTCACCGTTACATTGGAAATGGCTGTTGAGCCAATACCGTCTGCATACAAAACACCATCTTCTGGAAGATTTAATGTTTCTGTTCCACCGGCTCCTACTTGTACTTTCAAATAAACACCTGTTGTTGTAGACGCAGCAGTAGTTGCCCCTGTTGCGTCTAAAGTGTTGATGATTGCACTTCCGGAAGAACCAGTAGATTGGACCATTAAACCACGAAGACGTGTTCTGCCTGTAAAGCCAACACCGTCAGTTGTTAATACAACTGGTTTAACGTCTGATTTATAGGACATGATTAACTCCTATTGTTTTCAGATGGTTTTCCGTTATCTGCGACTGTAAATGTGAACACACCTGTAACAGTTCCTGTTCCAGCTGTTGAACCCACTTTTCCGTAAACTGTACTGTTTGCAGTTACACCGGCGGCGATTACTTCAGCACCATTAGCACCTGTAATTGTTCCTTTAGTTTCAACTGCACACTCGTCAAAGAATCCGTTATCGTCATCGTCTGAACCGATATCTGCTGTTGCACCTGAACCAGTTGCTCCGACTACAACCTGAAAAGACATTGGAACTGCGCCTGCTGGTAATACAAATACATCACCGGTTGAAGCACTAGCACCAATTCTTACTGGTGTAGAAGTTGTTGTTGAAGATAAGAAGCTGATGACTTCGGACTGTGTAATAACCGCAGGTGATACACCTGAAGATTTGTCCTGACCACCATAACTTCTAACTACGCCTTGAAATGTAGTTTTTGCCATGATTATACCTCCTAGGTTAAATGTTAATATAGTTTCTAGGCCATCGACTATACGCGTCTATATTAACTAATTTTGTATAGTGGCTAAAATATTATAGAAATTTTTCTATGAGCGCAAGTAATCTATTTAATTGGAATAAATAAAGGGCTCTCATATTTATCTAAATCTCTCCATCTCAATTTTGCCACAACTCTTTTGATACGTTCTTCAATCGATTTCATCTCGAGAGTTTCCTTACCAGCAGATAAATATTGAGAATTCCACTGAGATTCTAGCTTGATTTTCTCAGCAATGAGGGACTGTGATAGAGCGGTCATTATATACCTCCTTCGATATATTACTAAACCGCCTTAATTTTATACTCTTTTTTCCCATAAAGTCAAGAGAATATCCCATAAAAAAAAGGGGCCCGAAGGCCCCTTTTAAAAGTAGTTTTCTAGTACGTATTATGCACCCGGTGAACCGAAGATACCTCTGAAATCAGAGAAACCGAAAGAGTATCTTTCTCTCGCTTTGTATCTCATGTTACCTGTGTCAAAGTCACCTTCCATTGCAGTTTTGATAGGTGATCTTTCGAAATGCTTCATACCGTTTGGTACGTCTGTCTTAATGAAGAACGCATCATCATCAGTTAAGTAGTGGTTGACTACATAACCTTGAGGAATCATCCCCATGTTTCTGATTGCGTTAACATCATTGTCAGCTGTACCTACTCTGTTGGCAGAATTCATTAGTCTGTCCGCAGTGAATTGTAATGCTGAAGGAATGATTAATTTCACACCTTGAGCAGCAATCTTTAGACCTCTCTCATCTGTGAAAGCAGCAATATCGATTAAAGCTTGCTCTAAAGATGTTTCGTTAAGATCAGCAGATGTTCCTAATTCATTGCTTACAGTACCACTGATAGTTGGGTGGTCAGTTGCACAAAGCTCCTTACCATCTCCGCCTAAGAAGTTGGTGTTGAATGCATTGTTTAATACAGAAGCAGCTTTTACTTGCTTTGTATTAGCCATTGATCTTGCAAGAGCCTTTGTATATCTAGAAGCTAATCTATCATACAAGTTGTCTTCAATTGCTTCCTCAGTGATTGAGAATGCAAGAGCGACTGTCTCGTGTGTATAACGAGATGTATATGTCTCTTGTGCTTGATCGTATGCGATTCCAGCACCTTCAGCTTTTACTGAAGCGTTACCAAAACCTGATAACATTACCTCTTCTTCGAATGCTCGATCAGAAGTTTCTGTATCAAAGATTTCAGCGTGTTCGTTTTCGTACCTTTTGTACTCCAGGCCAAATAGTGCATTTAAACCCGGCTCTAGCTCTTTAGCTAGTTGTGATCTTGATATAGCCATAATTTAAATCTCCTATATTAGCTGTTGACCTTTAGCAATCTTCACGATGAAGTTTTCGCTAGCTGCGGCAGCTTCATTATCTGGATCACTATCAAGTCCCACGATTAACATTTGACCGTCTGTTGATGAAGCAAGATCCAATGTCACACCGGAAATACCGTTTGTGCTATCGCCTGCTGCATAGTTAATGTCAAATGCAGTACCGACAGATGTAATACCTGTAGCAGTACCTGTTGATTTTACTAAGTACAATTGATC